TTCTGTCTGCTGCAACGAACCGCCCCTTGGATTCTATGATGATACCGTTGGGGAGTTCAAAGTCAGGTGTGTAGGTTCTAACCTCGTTAACCTCATACTTGATCTTGAACTCCTCATACTTGAACGGCACTTTAAGGCCCTTTAGTTGCTCCGATATACGATCCTCTAGCCCAGACCGATAGCCATGCTTTATGCCCCTCGCACTACTCTTCTTCACAGAAGATACCACACTCAAAGTCATAGCCTTTCAGTTTATTACCTTTGGCGTCTGGAGGTAAGTCTTTAAGCATAATCCTTTCTCCCTTGTAGTAGACTAGCTTTGCGCCTATGTCAGTTGATTGCTCTTGTCTAGACAGGAATACCTCTGGGAAAGTCTCCCTGACTAGGTTCCAATAGGTAGCTGAACTAGCTTTCACACACCCGATACAGTTAGCGTTAGGATAACCCAGAGAATAGATTAGCGGCAACATTATGCCCCCACCCTGGATTACACGAAAGCAATCTTCCTTAGTAAGACCTGCATCTATCAGAGGTGTCAGTAAGGTATCCCGTTCAGTCAACCTAAAACGATCTGCACGTTTAACCTCCTCTGCTGTAAATCCCAGTACAGTGTAGTCAGGTTTATTAACCTCTTCCCACTCTTGCCTAGCCTTCTTCTTGAGCTCTAGGGTGCAGGGAGCGCCCATTGGCCCTGACATGAACCGTCGATCCTCCCAAACATCTTCACAAGATTGATCTGGATATTTAGACCTAGTTGCAAACTCTATAGGAAAATCTAGCCAACCCTCAACATCTTTTAGGAACCTCTGGTTATCAGGGTGTTCCTCTTTGATAGGATTATTGACAACACTGATCTTATTAGTATCGCCATATAAATCTAAGGTCAGCTTTGCAGCTACCGCTGAGGCGGCTCCACACGAGAACCAAACTGCAATGTGTTTACCTTCTATTTTGGAGGTATCCATACTTCACCTACTTCCCGTCTGAGCCAAAGCAATCTGGCATTTTCCACCACTCTATTTACATCACCTTCATATGCCTCTACGCATACATCCCAAAGTTCCTCCTCTGTACTAAGACCCTTAAGCATCTTCTCCGCAGTCTTAGGCCCAATCCCATACACACCCTTAATGTTATCTGCGACATCGCCCGTTAAGATTTGTGTATAGAAGAACTTAAGACCTGCAAACTCGGAAACTGTAGTCCACTTCCCCGTGGTTAGGTTGAAGTGACGACAAGGTATTTGGAGCATATCCTTGTCTACAGAAGCTACAATGGTAGTAGGGCCGCACCTAGTTGCCTCCATTGCGATTAGATCATCGGCTTCTTCGCCATCACTAACTATAGCATTAAAGTTATCTACTAGATATTCCCTTGCTTTAGGTAGATCAACTGGCTTAGGGGTCTGCTTTCTGACTTCTTTATAAGGGTAGGACTTAGCTACCTTATACCTAAAGTTGCTGGAGCCAGTCAGGTAAACTTGATATGACCCACTCTCTGGAGACCTTACGGTTTTATCAATGATAAACTTCATGTTTTTGTCTATATGACGCGACAGCTTATCATTACCAGCGGCCCAAAACTTGTAACCCTCTACAAACTTTTCGTGGTGCTCTTGTTTGTATTTGTAGAGCTTTAAGTCTGTTGAGAAAGCCACGACCTCTTTAAAGTAATTACTCTCTAAAGAGGCCGCTGCCTTATAAGCCACAATGTCTCCGTCGATTAAGACTTTGCCGCTTTCCATTAAAACCCTCCAAACACCATCTGTCCATCGTCCTTCTCAAAGGCAACATCTTCTACATAAGGAAAACCAATAGCCCTAGTGAAGTCGCCATATGCTCGGCCTAAGCTGTACAGATCGTCTATGTCACTTCTGACCATAGTTACACTGCCAGTAAAACCGTCTTCCTCTGAATCGTTGTCAACAGTCATTGTGAGTTGCATTAAAAGACACTCCGATCATCTGCTTTACCTTCATAGACCACATGTTCAACAACAGACACCTTCTCAAGTTGTGTAATCTTGCCCTCCCAAACATCTAGCTTTGCGATAACCTTTGAGCCATTGCCAATAAGGCCATCGGTTTCCCAGTCCCAAGGTACATGATCCTCCCCAACCTTCTTGAACAGTGCGGGTGGCCCAACAACCACTCCTTGTTCCCCCGTCTCCAGATTCTTAAACTTAGGGTTGAAGTGTGGTCGAGTTGCCTTGTAGAACATACGACCCTCTTTGTCCGTCTTAAAGAGTTGAGCCTGTAGACCTTTGTTTGGGACACCATCAGAAATCATCTTTTTCTTGGTCTCCTCTGTAAGCATCAGGTGAGCCACATATTGCCCCTGCTTTGCTTGAATATTTGCTGCAAAGTCAGAACCATCGTTTGGCCCCATGTCACGATCTTCCTCACGGAATTTGGCCCACTCAATTTCACACTCTACTACTACTGTCTTTCCCATTTGAATTTCCTCTCATTCGGGTGTCCGTACTATATTATATAGACCCATTTCGCATTTCCACAACCAAAAATATTATTTATTTAGTGTATGTCTGCGTAGGTCTTGCCAAACTGTACATCAGTACCTAGTGGTACATTTAGTTTTACTTTGTCATTTAGTTTAACTGCTGCACTGTGCATGATCTTTTCTACATCACCCTCTTCTCCCTCCTTAACAAGAGCAATAATCTCATCGTGAAACTGCCCAATAGATTTAATTCCCTCAGCCCTGCATAGCGACACCCAAGTGTCAAAACAGAACACTCCCGTACTTTGATTGAGTGTACTGAAACGATCCTTGTCACTGCGTAAACTATACCAGAAGCCTGAAACTGGGTTCTTAAGCCACATACCCCCAAATAGCTCACGAACCCGTAGGTTCTTTGCCACCCGCTCAATAGCCCAGTTACGAGACCAGAAGGCTTCCAGTAGCGTCTTAGCCTCACCCTTGGTCATACCTGTCTCACGGGCCAGCTTAGGCGCTCCTACACCGTATGTAGCACTATAGTTAACCACCTTGTAATTCTTACGGAGGGCTTTAAGTGAACGCTCTCCAGAATTATGCTTGTCGATGTCATCTTGAGTGATAACACCAGCGTGTAGAGCCAAGTCTAAGTGTGGGTCAAAGCCTTCACGGCTCATGGCCTCAACGTAGTCAGGGTCTAGCGGTTTCATGTAGTGACGTTTGGTTGTGTCCTCTAACGATGTCATGTCAGCCCCAGCTAACAGGTAGCCATCAGGACACGTTAGACACCCACGGATAACATCACCGTATGGCTTGTCTACACCCGGTAGGTTAACCAATGGTCGATAGTGCTTGAACCGAAAGGTATTCGTCAGCCCTGCAATACTAGCCTCTAGCCAACCATCCTTGTGACACTCTAAGAAACTCTTAAGAATACCAGCACGGTGAGTAAGAACTGTAAGGCCATCAAGAAGGTCAACAGCAGGGTCAACCTCTGCAAGCTCTTTGACACTTGAGCATAACTCTCCGTTGTTTCTAACTTGTGCAATTTGTTTTTCATCACCTGTAACCTTATTCCTTGTAAACTTATATGTCCGTGGGTTCCAACCAAGAGAATTTAACCAGTCTTTTACTTGGTCATTAGAGTTAGGATTTCCCCGCTCTTCGCCCGTCTTAACGACAAACTTTATGGTCGTCTCGGGTTGTCTATATTGCAAACATAGGTCAATCCATTTCTCCCAGTCTGACGACAAGTTCCCGTCTTTCTTGTATTTATCCCGTTTAGGTCTTGTAGCAATACGGGTGAGGATACGTTTAGGCATAGCATCAGCCAGTTGCTCAACCTTCTCTACCTTAAGTGCCATGATCTCGTCGTAGGCTGCTTGGGCTTTACCTACGTCTAATTTCCACCGTAGGGTCTCTTGCTCTTTAGCGCAGTCTAGTTTGAATGTAAGGTAGTCAATCAGACGATCCTTATCTTCCTCTGCATCTTTGTATAGTTTGTCCAGCTTCATGCTTAAATCACGCCACAGACGATTGTTGATCTTAACGTCCTCGTCGCACCTGTGAGCGTACTCTTGTGGTGTTAGGGTGTTCCAGTCCTTAATAACTGGTTTGGGTACTCCATAGTCCTCTCCGTAGCCCTCAAGCCCATGCTTCATACGGTCATGGTGTAGATACCAAGATAACGCTAGGGTGTCGATCAAACGAGCATTTACCTCAATGCCTAACACCTTTTCTATCGCTGGGATGTCAAAACGTATGATGTTGTGGCCTACCAGAGTTTCACTGTTGAGCAATACATAGCGCATCTCACCGTAGTCATGGGTATGCTTAACTTCACCCATGTCATTAGACCAAGACATGACATGAATCTTGGTCAACTCATCTAATAGACCATCTGTTTCAATGTCGAATACTGTTGTCATCTAGTTTCCTTTACTATACCTAGCTACTTTTCTACCGTCACCAATCTTGACCATCTCTTTATTAAAAGGGTATCCCTCTTTCTTCAGGTCGTGCATACGAGAAGCTAACCTAAAACAACTAAACAAGTTCAGGGCTTCCAAAGAAGTTATTGTTTTTCCAGCATCAAGATGTTCTTTTATCATCTCAGTTTGCTTCTCTTGCATACTTTTAGCCATCATATCACCTCCGATAATGTGAATGTCTCTGAGTTAAACCGCATCATCCCTGCGTTACCTTCTTCCGAACAGGGTCGGTTCTTCTCAACAGTTAAATACGTTGTGTTACGCTCTTGCAGATCGTCAGAATCCTTGTCACGACTTAGGTTAACAATCACGGACGCACGTTGTCCGATCATACGACAGTATTTCATCTGACCATCATCGTTAGTGTGGGCGATAGTTACGATACCCACGTTTAACTCAGCAGACACCTTTGACAACCTAACAGATAAATCAGCCAGCATCTGTTCCTTACTATCCTCAGACGTACCAACCAAGACATCTTGGATAGGCTCAAAGAAAACAAACTTAACGCCACAGGCTACAGCAAAGTAACGTATCTGGTCGATAAGATCGTCAGCATCTTGACCATCACTTAGGTAGAACTGGTAGAAGTTCTCATCCTTAGTAAGACTTTCGATGGCCCCCAACACCTGTTCCTCTGCACCCTTACTGTCAATCAAGTCTCTGCGTGTCAGATTATCATTACACTCGTAACTCACGAGGCCTAAGATAGAACGCAGCTTAGTTTCCTCTAAGTGCCATGCAGCAATCGGTATTCCCTTCTGTAGCATGTTGTACTCAAGGTAACGCATGACCTCCGTCTTGCCGATACCTGTGGGTGCTTTGATTACCGTGAAGTGACCTTGCATGAGACCAAGTATCTTATCGTCTAATGCTTGGATACCTGTTGGTATATACTGATGCTCAGGCGTATCCTTGTACAACGACAAGAAGTCTTGTGTGCTGTTCATCACATTCTCAGGTGTGTACTTACGAGCGTTCCACCAAGCCTGTTTGAAGTCATCAGCTTTACCAGCTTGTAAGAACTCATTGGCATCTTTGTAAGCTCGATGGTCAACACGGTAGACCTTGTTAGGAAACAACTTAGCAATGTTATCCGCTAAATTGTTACCAGCTTCGTCGTTATCTACAGAAAGGACAATCTTCTCAAAGGTGTTAAGCCACTCTGCACAGTTCTCCCACAGCTTCTTTGAGGGAGTAGCTGATGGCAACGACACAACAGGGTTAGTGAACTTGTTCTGTATAATCTGGAAAACTGACAAAGCGTCTAGCTCACCTTCTGTGACAGTTACAATCTTACTACAACCTGCGGTAAAAAGGTTCATCCCAAATAACTCATCGGACTTAAACCCATCTTTAGCGTAGAAACCCTTCTCTGGTAACTTCCTTACTTTAATTCCCCCGCTGGGGTATATGTATTCCTGACGGTCGGGGTAGGTCAATACGCCATATTCCGCCATGACGCCCTCATCAATACCTCGCATACTCTCATATTTTCCACTGCTGGGGTCTTGTTGAATTGGCGGCTCAATCTTCTTAGGGGTGAACGAGTACCCATCGTTTTGTACTGTAGGGTATTTCTCAGATGCCCAGTCAAACGTCTTCTGTCTTGACGGGTAGTTACTATTGCAGGAGTGGCATTTTCCATAGCCATTGCTGTTGTAACTAAAAGCATCTGAAGAACCGCACGACACAAAAGGACACGGCAAGTTGCTTTTATCACTCATATTATCTTCCTTATACTAAAGTTAATCTAGAGTTATAGTCGTCGTCGGTGTAATAATAAGAGTTATCTCTAGAGTAACTCCAGAGTAACTCTGTAATGGACAACGACGAAGCGCAGTAACTCTAGAGGTAACTTAAGAGGGTTACACTTACTTATATAGACCCTTTTCTAAATTCCACACTTCACGAATTGTTACAGCCGTGACATTTTAGTTAGTGCCGCAGCCTCCCTTCTTGAGACTGACTGTTGGCTTACCCCATAGAAATCAGCTAAGTCTGGCTGAGATACCCCTTCAAAATATCTCTTTTGTATGATCTCCCTTTCTATGTCGTCCAACTTATCCATTGCTTTCTCAACATATTCCTGGTTTTCATAAGACTGAGTGCAATCCTTTACAGACAAAGATAGATTTTCGTCTATGCTCATAGATGTAGCCGACAACGCTTTTGCCAGTTCTTCTTTACCCCTCTCAGAGTAGTTTTGATGTTTATACTCGACGCCCTTTGAGAGGCTCTCTACCGTCCTTGAGTTAGGTATATGCACCGCTCTAGACCTCCTGTTGATATAGTCGTGCATGGCTCTGTGTGCGCGTCTGTACAGACTTGCAGGGTATTCATCTGGATTAACCTCCAACCTTTCGTATATGGCTAGTACACCTTCAGATATTAGGTCATCTTTTAAATCAATTCGGTTGTATTTGTAAGCCAACCTCTTGCACATCTTTAGTATTTCACCATCAGGCAAACTCATTCTCTGGCTCCTGTTCTAAATACATCTGACGTTGCCTGATAAGATAAGCGACCTCATCCGCTTTTACGTCTGGACACTTTTTTAACGTCCTCACGATCTTCTTTATCTCCTCTTTAGTCATAGCTTATCCTTCCCCTCCAGTTGATTGATACGCATCTGTGCATAACGAATGACCTTCTCAAGGTCTGTGATCTCGCACTGAGCCTTACTCATTCCCTCGTAGGGCTTGTACCCTGCACGACTGGCATACTTAATGATATTCCCACGCCAGAACTCAAAGCCATTCTGCATGATGTATGTGATAGGTTCGATCTTCCACCTTGCATAATGCTTGGGTTCATTCACGATGTCTGCTGTATGTTCTGCCATTACGTTCTCCTTAAAGTTCTCTTGTTCTGCTATCAGATTTCGCCACTCACTGTTTATCACGGTATACCTCCTCATACTTGAAGAACAACTGCTCAAACTTCCACTGGTATAGCTGTTGCATACCCATCAAGGCGTTCATCAGTTCGTCTTGGGTAGGTTCACGTTCACCGTCACCTATCTGTCTGAAGACAACCTGAAGGTCATCACAGACATGCCAACAGTCCATTATCATTTGCTCTAAGTCATATAGTTTAGGCATCTGTCAAAGCCTCCCACGACACAGGAAACAACTCTTTCATCTTATCACTGATCTGGTCAGCTACAATGCGTGTCTCTGCCTGTGTATCAGGTTTGCATCTAAGGTTGCACATCTTCGCCACAGCCCCTACCGTTCCGCTCCAGAACCACTCCGTGTACATACTCTGGGGCAGTACCATACGGGCTTGCTCTGGGGCTACTCCCATGTCAAGCAGATCGTTGTAAGCATTGAGACATGCCCAGTTAGCATCACCCCAGTCACCTACATCAACGACACCATCAGACCCCTGCTTCTTATCCGCCGACTTACCACGCCATACCTCTGGAGTATAAAACTCAATATTTTCAGTTGTGTACCTACGGCTTATCTCATTCCAAGGCATATACTCATGCTTCTGGAGTTGCCGTGCTACAAACATAGGCGCACGACATTGGAAAGTAACCCATGTGTGGTTAAAGGGGCTGATGTGGTTATGCTTGGCAAGGTATCGGATCAACCTAGCGTCATCTTCTTTGAGCTTAGGTGGCCCCCAAAGATCATCCTCCATCTCACTACGCTTACCAAATGATACCCTAGCACTGTTTACGACCATAAGGTCAGAGCCAGCGTGTTGAACGTAAAATGCTGTGATACCCATTAGAACGGCACCTCATTATTTCCATTGCGGGGGTCATTGAAGTAACCCTTCGCTAGATACTCCAGCCGTGGATCAAGGAGTTCCTCTAGCTCACGGATGATTGACTTGGGACGGATACCCATCTCTTCCAAGTGTTGCTCAAGTGTCATGTTAAACATTCTCATTTCCCTTCGGGTGCTGTGTAAAAAACGTGTGTGCCAATGCG